CGCCTGGTAACGCCATGGATAGTAGTTTGGCGATGTCATCTGGTCTATCTAGCGCCAGAAAGATAATCTCTAGGTCTAAGTCGCCTTCTTGAATATGGTGCATTGGCGGGCCTGTTTCTACCCATCTACCAATGCTAGGGCTAACCCATTGATGCCAAGACTTAATCGTTGTCGTCTTTAATTCAGGGTATGTATTACGGATAATGGCCCATCTGGAATGTCTTTTGCCGTCTGTCCCGATACGCTGGGATTGTGCTCTGCGCAAGATTTCCATGATGCAGGCAGTTGACTTACCAGAACCAAAAGGACCACGAATACCCCTTACAAAGGAGTTATACTTCATAAATGCACGGGCTACTGGCCCTGCGGGTTTGTATTTAATCTGAGTTGTATCAGTCATTCAGGTCGATATTGATAGCAAAGGCATTGCCACTAATCTCTGTTTCAGTCTTATCTTTCCAATTCATGTTCTTTAGGGCGAATATTGCACCTGTAGGACTGTTACCTTGTAGGCGCTTTTCATACGCATTTTCTACAATCATCTTCGCTCTTTTAACGGAGTCAGAAAACCCGTCATATTCTAAATACTCATCTATTGACTGTCTGGAGCTAAATCCTAGATATAAAGCTAGTCCTGTCCATGTAATTGGCTCTTCTTTGTCAGCACAATGTATTACATACTCATCAACTTTTGCTTCAAAGTCTTCAGGTGAGTTGTATTTTCTAGGTCTTCCCCCTAGATTTCTTTCAGTCATTTACCTTGTATCCTTTTTGTCCCCGCCATTTTTTGCTCTTTTTCCATCTTTTTAGCAACGGATTGAGGAATATCTACTTTATTGGCGAATTCTTTATTGTGAGCGACTGCTCTCATTAGCTTAGCTTGGGCTGCTGATTTATATGGCATGGCTTATTTTACTCCTATCGTACTGATTCATCAAGCTCGCTTAATAAAGCGGCTGCGTCTTCTATTCCATCTATCCTCTTTACTCTTGAACCTTTCCAATTTAATATGAATAGGTCTTGAGCAGGTGTGAATTTTGCTGTTCGGCTCGATTTTATCTCTACTAGGTGTGTCTTGCCGTTCTTTCCCACCACTAAATCAGGGAATCCGCCTGCTACTGTAGATGTAACGAATACGCTGCAGCCACCTTCTCTGAAGATTTTAACTATTTGTGACTGGTTTACATCCACCCGTTTTGCATAAGCCATTGTTTTTTCACATGATTGTGGTTTAATCTGTCAATAATTTACATCCAAAGGTCTGCAATGGCAATCTCTAAGTGTTCTGAAGATGAGTTTATTCGTATTTGGCAGGAATTAAGGTCTGCTACTGCTGTTGCTAATATGCTTGGAGTAGATGTTAGAAATGTATTTAAGCGCAGGAAGGCCATTGAATTTAGAAGAGGCATAGAACTTGTCGCTGAATTAAGGCCTACACCACGGCCTAATATGGCAGAGTTAAAGGCCAAAGTACAGGCCAGAGCAGAGGCTACCAGACATAATGCGCAGCGTGGCAGGGCAATGGAAGCTGGCAGAGTTGTTGTTTTCTCTGATGCGCATTTTTATCCTGATGATACGACTACCGCATATAAGGCGCTTTTAGAATGTATCAAAGAGTTTAAGCCTACTGTCATTGTATGTAACGGTGATGCTTTTGATGGTACTACTGCCAGTCGTCATGCGAGAATTTCTTGGGCTGAAGCTCCTACTATCAAAGAAGAACTTGAGGCTTGCCAGTATTACATGGAAGGAATCGAGAAAGTCGCTAGAGGTGCTGAACTTATCTGGACTCTTGGCAACCATGATGCCCGCTTTGAAACCTTTTTATCTAATCAAATAGGTCAATATGAGGGTGTTACGGGGTTTTCTTTGAAGGACCATTTTCCTTTTTGGAAACCATGTTGGTCTTTTTGGGTCAATGACGATACTGTAATTAAACACAGATGGAAGGGCGGCTGGACTGCAGGCCGTACCAATTCTTTAAATGCTGGGGTTAATATCGTTACAGGGCATACTCATGTTTTAGCCGTGCAGCCAGTCACAGACTACTCACCTGCATTTCAGGCCAATGGCGGTACACGCTATGGGGTACAGACTGGCACTTTGGCTGACCCTAATGGCGACCAATTTACGGATTACACGGAATGTAACCCAAAAGACTGGCGCTCTGGCTTTGCTTTATTGTCTTTTGAGCGAGGTAGATTGCTGCAGCCTGAACTTGTACAAGTCTGCGGTGAAGATGAGGTGGAGTTTCGGGGAAAGATTCATCATGTCTAAATACTTTGTTCGCAAAGTAAATAATAAAAGCAAGCGTGTTCAAAACACTTTGAACCGCCTGCAAAAAGAAATACTGCCATCCGATGAATTATGCGATGTAACTGTTGGCTATTGGTGGATAGTATATACAGAATCAAATAAACCAGTCGGCTTTGCAGGAATGAAGCAAAGCTCCCAATGGACTGATTGCATATTTTTGCATCGTGCTGGCATTGCTTATGAGCATACAGGCCGTGGTTTGCAAAAAAGACTTATCAAGGCCAGACTCAATAAAGCCAAGAATATGGGATTCAACTGGGCCGTTACGGATACTACTAAAAATCCAGCCTCATCCAATTCTCTTATCAATTGCGGGTTTAAATTATTTGAGCCATCTAAACCATGGGGCTGGAGTCATACAAATTATTGGAAATTTAAGTTTTAGTCCTTTTGGCGATTTCCCTATCAATGTACCATCTTGCCTTGCGTAGGTCTTCAATAGCGTCATGTTTCTCATCTGCACGCCAGATGTACTTAACGGCATTGCCAAGGCAAAAACTCATGTACTCAGTAATCTGGATACATTCAATACCAGACGGGTGATTCGTATAGTGTTTTGGGTGATTTACTGGGTCATTCATTTAATTTCTCCTGTACGGATTCGAGTAATGTTTCAAAAGATACTGCATGGTGTCGCTCAAATCCCTTTGCTCCGAGTCCATGCACTCCTGTATTACCCCGATGATGTTCGGTACATAAAGGTAAGACGGGTGCGTTATCTCGCTTTCCGCCAAATCTTCTGACATGGTGCATTTCGACATCTGGGGTATCGTACCCAAAATGGGCGCAGAGCACGCAGCCCAATCTTGCCAGCTGAGCATATTCATCCTTTTGCTTTTTAGTTGCCATCGGCTAATTCATACCATTGGCGGTAGAACCCTTTAAACATTTCCAGCCCTTGTCCAGCCAGCATACAGCTGCCATCCTTTTGAACCAAAAAGTATTTATCTATCACCATTGAGTTATCAGTATTGCCGTAAATAATAACGACCATAAAATCGTCTTTAGAGGCCAATGCTTTTAATAAATACTTTTGACCTTCGCTGACTTTTTCGTTAGGCCGCTTCCACTCCATGATTAAAAACTTGCCTTTGCGCTCGCATATTCCATCTACATTGCTTGGTACAAATGCAGGATTAGTAGGGATTGCGCCTTTTAAATCGGCATAATCCGTATGCGTAGCAAACATATTGCGCATTAATTTCATAGAGTTGCGACTACATCTTCCAGCTCTTGAACGGTATCTGTTAGCGTACAGCAGATTTCGTGTGCTTTATCTTTGTTGTTTTTTAGCAACGCATTTAATAATTCTCGCTCAAGCGTCTTCATTTTTAATAGTGATTCTGACCAGTCTTTCATATATTTCCTTTTCTACGGTTAGCGGATAATGTTTGCCAAATTTCTGTTATGCGAATTTCATGGTTTCTTTGATTGTCCAGAGTCTTAAAATCTACAAAAGCCTTTAATTGCTCATCTAGGGCCTTGTCGTATTCTGGGCTTATCAGGGCCTTGGCTTGGCGCTCTGCAATCGTTCCGTCTGCTTTTAGATAAGCATGGGCCTCTGCCTGCTTTAGCTTAGCATCACGGTATTTAACTTCTCCAGCCAGCGCTGCGTGCGTTTCGTCTGTCTGACTTAATTCTGCTAGGGCCATTGCCACCCTATTGTCTGTTAACGCATCAAGACTCAATCCATTGTCCGTGCTCACCTTTATTCCCCCTTTTGTATTGCGTTATAAAGTCGTCAATTATTTCTTGCGACCAGTTATGCTTGCTTAAATATTCACGGAATTTCTTTAAACCCCATTCATTGCGCCATTTTATTAACTGTCTTACGCCACAGCGATGCCTAGTTTGTTCAAGCATTTGACTTTAAGACTTTGGTAAGTGTCGTATCCAGTCCCCAAAACTCCCAATTCTTTTGCTTTATTTTCAATACCCTCATTGGTCATCATCCAAGTCTTATCAATTTTTTGCTTTTTCGGCTCAATTACTAGCTCATCTTCCCAGCGCTCTTGATTAATCCAAGTAGCTGGATGGGGGATAAATTCTAACTCAGTTTCTTTTGATGACCAATACTCAACATGGTTATGTACGGCCCGTGCAGCTGCCAGTTGATTCTCTGGCGTTAACTTGGCCCATGCCTTGCGTGCTACTGCTTTGGCAATCTTGCGTGGATACAATGCCCAAAATTCATCAAACATTCTCTTGTGCCTTTCTTAGTATTGCTAAAGCATCCGAAGCAATCTGTCGCATTACATAAACTGTATCTTTGTAATTATTAGATTCACCAGCAATTTCACCAGTAGCTATTTGTTCTAGTGCTTTTTCTAGTAACTCAATATCAGCTTGCTGTTCCGCAATCTGAACTTCTAATTCATCTACATACTTTTCACTATATTGATTCATTTCTCACTTGCCTTTCTTAGTAGCATTGCGAACCCCATTTAACTGCGTAATATAAGCCGACCACAATACCAATTTGCGTAATTAAAATAAGTGCAATAGGCAAATAACAATTTTTAATATCTTCTTTTAAATA